TCAAGCTGGTTCATGATTTCGCCGGCTTGACTGTCGCTCATGGTTTTCAATTGTTCCCGCAGCACCGACCGGCGCTTCTCCCGGTCGATCGGCGTGCGCTTCGTTTCCATCTTTTCGTTGCCGACCTCTTCGCAGCCAGCGGCTTTGGTGTCCTGGCGAAAGCGGGATTTGGAATCGTGATATTTGCCCGTCACGGGATGGAGGAGCCGGTCGGATAGGCTGTCGGAAATGAGGTAGTGCTGGAACGTGAAGTTGTCGCCGCGCTTTTCCACGACCTTCCCAAGCTGCTTGTCGAAAACGTAGGTCGTCATTTCGAAAGGTCCGAACTGACGGTCTGGTTTGCCGCCGCCAGGGCAGCCGCGTCGATTCCGGCCTTAGCGGTGATCTCAGCGACCTCGATCTTGGTCGCGGCGTCCAGTCGGGCTTTCCACTGATCGAGGAGTGCATTCGTGGACGCCTCCTGAGCCTTGAGGCGCGATTCCATCGTCAGACGTTGCGCCTCCATCTGAGATTCCATCTGAATCCGCTGTTGTTCCTGGGCCGTCTCGGCCTGCTGTTTGGCCTGCTGCAACTGAGCGTCGATCTGGGCGCGTTGCTGATCGGCCTGCGCCTGAGCCTGGACTTTGATCATTTCGGGATCGGGCCGGGGCTGCTGGGGCATAGCGGCCTGGGCCTTCATCTGATCGAGGGCCTGATCAATTACACCCTCGATTTGCTTTGCCTGTTTGTAGGCACCCACTCCGAATTTCAGAAGCTCGGCAATGACCGGTCCCATAGCAGCGGAGGACTGCGCCACCGGAAGTGCCTTTTCCATGAATCCGCCAATGGCGGTCAGGAACTCGGTCCGATCCTGCTTCATCTGCTGCTCGTCCAACTGGACCAGCGAATCGGCCGCGACATCGATGCGGAAGGTTCGGAGCGGGTTGCTCCGCAGCAACTGCATCGCCTGCGGGACCATCTGCTGATCGGCGATGTTGAGTTGATCGGCGGCAGCGTAGGCCAAGATGGTCTTATCCTGGAACTTGGTGCAGATGATCTGGGCTTTGAGCCTCAATAGCTCGGTGGCGAACAGCGCCACGTCGTCCTGCATCGAGCGGAGACGGAGACCTGCATACTGGCCCTTGATCTGCTGCGCGGTGGCGGTTTCCGAAGCGGCGGTTTCACCCCGGATGATGTCGGATATGCCGGTGATCTCGTAAATCTGGCTCTTGATGTTATCGCGGGCCTGATAGCACTCCGCCAAAGCAGACGCGAGCATGTCGAGTGGCAGAAGATCAAGCGCCCCTTTGAGTCCCCCTTTCTCGCTGAAGCCCATCCAGTTGGCGACCGGAATAAGATCGTTGTTGCCACCCTCGGTCATCAGCCGCTGAAGAGCGGGGACAGAGGCGTCGTAGACACCGCGTACCCGAAGGGCTTTCACCAAGCCATCGATGCGATCCGAGAGAATATCGAGCTCGTTGGCCTGATCTTGGTAGAGGACGAAATCCGGCACCGGGGCCAAGCTGTCGCTTGTGGTGGTGGCATAGAGAGGTTTGGGGCACGGGAAGAAGCCTTCAAGCCCCAGCGGATCGTCGCGTTCGTCGATGAACTCGGAGACGCCCTTGCAGAACCAATAGGCGGTGTTCTTTTCCTTGTCCCACAGCTCGTAAATCTGCGCCTGGGTGTTGTTCTTCTTGTTGGCGTTGCCGTTAAGTGCGGTCGGTCCTGTATCCAGGGGAATGGTTTCGGCCTTCTTCTCACCGAACCGCTCGACCAGTGCGTCCTTCGACATGTAGACGATGCGGTAAACCGCCGTTACCTCCTCCCATGTTCGGGCATTGGCGGGAAGATGGCCGAAGTCCTTCCAATGGACGTAATCGGTAGGGGCGCACTCGTAATCGATTTCCTCCGGGGCTTCCTGCTGGCCGGCAACATCTGAGAGCGGCTCTGGACTTTCGCCAGCGTCGTCTTTGCCTTCGCCCGTCTCGATATCCTCGGTGACCTCAAGACCATCCTCGGGAATATCCTGTGTCTTGACGTGCGGCTCATAGCGCACCCACGACACACCCCGACCGGGGAGGAAGCGATCCTCGACGCAATGTTTCATTGTCGCCCGGAAGTCGGGGTAATGCTCGATTTCGTAATCCAATGCCCGCTCGATGATGAGCGAGGCTACCCGTCCGACCGGATCGTTATCACCGAACCGGCGCGACACATCGGCTTTGGGCAGCTTGGCATAGACCGCTGGAATCAGCGTCTGGACGTTCGACCATAGGATATTGAACTTCGCCGTCCCGTCATTGTTGGCGGGGCGATTGTCGTCGCGGTATTTCTTGATGATCTTCGTGCCGCGAGTCTCCCACTTCTTGAACTCGCGTTCATAAAGCGCAATGCCGTTAAGATAGCGTTGAAGCGGGGTCTCGGCCTCGATCTCGGGCATCGCTATGCCGAGAACTTGCCGACTGCGATAACCGTGGCGCCAGCGCCGGTGGTGATCTTCCACGGCCCGGTGCTTGCGAGCATGTTGCACTCGACGCTGTAAATCCCGACCGGGGTGTTGGCGACGGTGAGGATGATTGAAGTTGAGCCGTCAAGGAGGGTGACGGTTCCAGTTGCTGACGTGGCTACCGAGACAATGACCCGGTGGAGATAATCGCCCGCAGCCCCGGTGCCCCCCAGGACCTGCGCGGTCTGGCTGGCGGCGACCGTCTCATACGCATAGCCGTAAGGCTGATTCACTCCGCTCATAGCGTCCCCTACCTGGGTTATGTCCCCGCCCTACTGGGCGAGTGGCCTACCTGGCCTAGCCTACCTGGCTCAAATGCGCCGCGAATTGCTCTGGGCCTTATGGGCAGCCCACATGTCGTTGAGGGTCACTTGGTTATCAGGCCCTACCATTAGTATTCTACCAGGATCAGGTGTCTTTTGTAAAGGTTCCACACGATGGGCGATGGCCAACATGCGGAAGGCGTCGGCGGGATGCGAAGTCCAGTCGTGTCGTGGCGTCTGCCGATAGGCTTTTTTGTCCTCATCATATTCGCGCTGATACTGCCTTAACGCCTCGATCCCCTCGCTGCATTTGCCGTCGTCGAACCAGCAGTTCGGCAATAAGGCGCGGGCAGCCTGAATACCGTCTTGCACCGAAAGACCGGGGACGATGGCGAGATTCTTCAGTCCGAGATGTTCGGCAAGTTGCTCGATGACGCTTTTACCAGCAGCAGCCAGCGTCTTTGCGCGGGCGTCATGGGGGAGGAAATGCTTCCCGTAGCGATAAGGTTTCGCAACAACGGTAGTTGCGAGGTCCAAGATATCAGCGCCGCTGACGGCGTAGTAGTCGATAACGTGAATTTCATTCCCGGCGCACTGATAAAACCAAATGGCCGTGTCATCTCGATACCCAATGTCCCATGCGGTGTAGACGGGTAAATCCTTCTGCCACTCGACCTTTGTAATCTGGCCTGCCAACGTCAGCTCGCGCATCTCGATGCCGTAGAACGCGCCCATGATGGCGGCCTCGAAGCTGCACTCGTATTCCTGTTCGTATTGGTCCTTCGATAGCTGGGCACGAGCCGCACTCAATTCCGATCGAGGAAGCAAGCCGGATACGCTCGCCGGCAGGGTCAGGAGGAACCATTCCTTCGGGTCTTTGCGCGCTTGCTCGCGGATCGACCAGAATTGATTTTTGCCCTTTGGAGTTCCACTAAAAACTGCCCATCCCTGTCGATCCGACAGAGTAGGCCGAATGACATTTCCCCAGACTGACGGACGATAGTCTCCAAACTCATCAAGAAAGACGCCATCGAAATACAGCCCTCGCATAGCATCCGCGTTATCTGCTCCAAAAAGACTGATTCGCCCTCCGTTAACGAGCGTGACTTTGAGCTCCGCTTCATTGGTCGCACTCCTGATCGGTTCCGAATATCGCTTGAGGTAATCCCAGGCCACCGATTTGGCCTGACTGCGATAGGGCGCGATGTAGGCGAAATGGGGATCGCGTAACTTGCAGGTGATCGAAGCTCGTATCAGGTCGTTGATCCCTGAGACTGTTTTTCCTGCTCGCCGGTGCAGGACCAGACAGGCCCATCGCTGATGGCGGTTGTGGAACGGGCTGAACGCCGGGCGCGGCGTGTAGGGGATGGTTATTTCTCGGACTGCCACTTGATGACCAGTTCGACCGGACCCTCTCCACTCTCACCAGTCATGGACTGAGCGGCCTTGCCCCAGCCGCGATCGAGCAATGCTTGAGCGGCGGCGACACGAGCGGCAGAGGGTGCTTTTGGCTGGCGCATGATGCCCGCGAGCGTACGAATCGCCGCCTCCGTATGGGAGCGCGCCAAAGAGCGAATATCGGTCGGTGCTTTCATGGCGTTACTGGGTTTCAGTTTCAGCCCCGGTAGCCCTTCAGAGCAGTTGCCAGCTTGCCTGGTGTGGGCTTGGGCTTCGCCTTGTCGGCGGCCACGTATTCCTTGCCAACCGCTTGGGGAACCTTGACCTTGGCGGCGAACGCGGGGTCGTGCGCGACGGCTTCCATCATTCGATGCTGCGCGGGGGATTTACTCGGCATGGTGATTCCTCGGTGGTTGTGCGTGGATATTACAGTTTGCGCGTGTGGATTTCAAGTTATGCCCCCCTCACGCTCGGCAACTGGCGGATGTCGTTGATGACCGACGCCCGGATGAGTTTCCGTTCCGAATGACGGGCGCGCCATGCCCGGAGGTGAGCGGCGCGGCACGGATTGCACCAACTGCCGTCAGGACGGCGGGGATTCTCGCCGCAGCGCGAGCACATGGGATTTTGTTTCTGTTCCACGTGAAACGTCATGCGGCCATGTCCTGCTTCGGCGCGCCCCACCCCTCGCTAAACGCCGCCCGGTCCTCTGCCGCCGTCCAGCCGGCGCGGGTCATGCGGCGGTATCCTGTGCCGGAATCGGCTCCATCCGAGGCTGTGGTTTGTAGAACAGCTCGAAGCCGCGTCGATTGCTCACCATCGTCTCGACCGTAACGGGCTTCGAGCCTCCGGTGCGATTCATGCGGATGGTGTTGACGTTCGCGGCGGCGCAAAGCTGCTCGCCGAATTTGTGCAGACACTCGCGGGCCGAGAAGGCGTTCCAGTGCGAGAGTTCCAGGGTGTCGCTTTGCAGCCGGACAAACCGGCAATGGGCAAACCACGAATAGGCGTGAGGCGCCCCGATCGCTGCCGAGAGGCGGTCGTAAATCTCGCCCCACGTCGGGTTATCGTCCATCGGGGAAAACCGCTGTATCGTCTCGGATTTGAACGCCATTACCCAGCCCTCCGTTGCGCGTAGGTTTGCCAGCGGCGGCACCACGTTTTCCACGCCGCATCCCAATCGGCCATCAGGGTTCCGGCGGCCTTATGGTGATTCTCGAATTTCTCGCATTCAATGGCGATCATCGCCGTGTCCATGCCGCACTCGCGGGCGTAGGCGACGTGAGGATCGCCCTCGGCAATGTCCCAGGTTTCCAGCCGCGTTTTCTTTGCCGCCGGCTTTCGCGCTCGGAGGTGATCTGGGAGATTCAGCAATTCGGCGTCGGCGGTTTTCTTGCCTTCGACCGAGTGAATTTCCGTCATGGCTGGCGGCGCTGCCGGAGGCGGCGCGTCTAAAGCTATCTGGTTATGGTTCAGGTTATGGTTCAGGTTATGCGTCGAGACTCCCGGCCTTGTGCCGTCGCCACTCACGTCGCCACTGGCGGCGTGAGTCTCGACGGGAGTGATGTCGGCACTCTTGGCGGGAGTGGCGTCGGGACTCTTGCGAGCGTTGGTTTTCTCCGCTCCGGTTTTCCCCCCCTTCGACTTCTTGGCCCAAAGATCGAACGCCTCTCTCGCGGCAGTCACGGCGCGAGTGTTGGCGACACTCCCGTCGGGACTCTCGACCAATTTCCCGCCGCAAACGAGGTCCATCAGGATCACGCGCCAATCGGGCACAGAGCCGAGCATGAGCGGCAGTTCCGTCGCCGGGCATGGCTCGCCCTTGTCCCAATTAAACAGGCACACGCGGAAGTAAACGAGCTCCTGCATGGGCGTCATGCGGGCGGTCCCGGCTACCCAGTCGGATGGGTAGAACGCAATGTAGCTGTGACGTTCCCGCGCCATCTATCCCCTCACCATCTTCCGTTGCGGCAGCCCGAGCCGCGTCACCATCGAATAAACGCTTTGTGTCGAGGAATATCCGGCGGCCGCTCGTATCTTCTCGACTGGCTCATTGGCCTTCCACATCCGCGCCACGATTTCTTTCCGCCACGCGAGATCGGGCATGGAGGCGCGGCCGCAGGAGCCGATGGTCATGGTCCGCGGTGCATTGCCTTGCGGAGGCCGCTGGCGTAGGCGATCCTGGGCGTAGATAGCGGGCATTACTTGGCCTCCGCTTCGTCGTCGCTGGGCGGTGCAGAAGCCTTCTGTGCGGCGCGCTCGGCCAGCTTGGCGTGGCGCATTTCCAGGATGGCCAGTGTGTAGCCGTCACGTGAGTTCTGGGCGGGGTCGTAGGGCTTGGTCATGCCACCACCATCGGAATGGGCTCGATGACGATTTCCGCACGCGGGTTGCGTTTGTCGATGGCGTGGGTGACGTGGATCACGCGAATCTGCCGGTCGTTCTTGAACACCCGCCCCTGCAAGGCGTCGAGGAGGACGGAGGGATCAAGATCAGGCCGACGCGAGGCATAGAACAGCGTGGCGGTGAATTTCAGATCGCCATCAAGCAAGTGCGCGAGTGGCCGCACCTGCCGCGCCACGTCCGCGGCATAGCCCCGCGCCTTGTCGGACTTGATGAACGCCGGACGGCCTTTGATAGTCACCAGTTTGCGCGAGTTGGCCTTGCTATACGGCTGGCCGAAAATTGTGCCACGCCAGCTCACCGCGCCACCCATACCCGAGCGCGGTTGCCGTTCGGCAGTCGGCCGATGCCCGCGCATGTGATTTGTCCGTCGCGTTGAAGCTCGATTAACCGGCGTCCGACCGCGTGACGATCCAGGCCCGTTCCTTCCGCTATCGCGATGTAATGGGATGGCTCGGTCGCGGTGCCGAGGAACGCGAGAATCTTGGCGCGATGATCGGGGGCGAAATGCTGCGAGCGGATACCAGCATCAACGCTCGTCTGCGGATCGGATGTTCGGGCCGGGATGAAGCTGAAAAGATCGGTCATGCCGCCATCTCCGTCCCGGCTTTCCAATCGGCGTAAAGCTCGCGGGCATAAGCCCGAAGTGCGGCGCGGATTAGCCAGTCCGGCGCCTTCTCGCGGAACATGGAAATCTCGCCATGTTGATGAGCGTGGACGTGCAGCGAATGGAGGAGCGGAAGGGCTTCGTTGTCCGGAGACTTAAGACCTTTCCCCAAGGTGCCGATGTGCGCCGGGTCCACCGCTTCGTGTTCGGTCCCGCACAGGCCCGTCACGATGCAGGGCTGGGTGCGAAGCCAAAGCAGGTATTTTTTGTCGCGCAGGATCGGCTGTTTCAGCATGATCCCTCTTTCGCATGAGCCGCCTTACCCCTATGCCCCGTGGCTTTTGCCGGAACGGATGGGATGATCGAGACGGCGGAATCCGATGCGCGCTTGGGCTGCTTCCGCATGATCCACGCCAGCGCACGAGCGAACTTGCCGATCTTCGGCAGTTTGAGAACGTCGCGGATGGGCTTGGCAATGACTATGGGCTCGGCATAGTCACCGGTCTGCACCAGAGAGGGTTTCGGAGCCGGTTTCACTGCGCGCTTCATGGGGCGCTTTTTCGTTAGGCGTTTGGTCATGCTGCCGCCTCCGCCAATACGTCGCGGAATCCCTCGACGAAGGCCAATGCGCGCTCAGCCTTGTGATTCTTCTGAATGAGAGGAACGACGCCGGGGAACAGCTCGCAGACAAACGACGGGTCGGATTGTGAGGTGAAGAACTCGACCAACGCCCCAACGTTCTCGCCATCGGCGGAATTTTCGCCGCGCTGCCAGTGATAGATCGTGTCGTCCGATACGTTGAGCGCCGAGGCGAGTTGCTTGGCGGTCAGGTTTGTGTTCGGAAACAGACGCTTCCGCAAACTTTCGGCTAGGCGGCGCTTAAACATCAGCTTTGCCTCGGAACATCCGGGGAACTTGCGGTTCGTGGCGTAAAACAAAATCCGTCTCCAATGGCAGTTTGAGAGCCATGGAAACGGACGACACACGCGATCACTGGCGACGGCTCGACGCTGTAACGTCGACCGTCATGCGACATGTTTTCAGGCGTAGGGCGGAGATGAAGAAAGAGAGAGCCGGAGTGGAAGCGGCTATCCGCGTCTTGGCCGCTTCCGCTGGCGTGAGAACCGTCCCGGTCAAAGGGGGCTCGCGGACCAGTGGGGAAGGAAAAGCGGAGGTCGCCGGATTGAGTCACCGTGCGACCCCCGCAGTTAACCGCATCAACTGTAGCCAGGGAGGCGCGGCCAGCGAGCGGAAGGTGAAATGAGGGGCGCCGATGAATGGCGTCCAAAGTCGGACACGGGAAAGCCACCGCCATCATGCGGCCTCTACAAAATGTAGAAGGGTTATCTTCCGGCCCTTATGGCTCGCAAGCTCAACCGCCCTTTTCCAATGTTTCGACGGGATTCTGCCTCTGGCCCGCCACGCGGCGGCCGTCTGGTAAGGCACCTGAAAAGCGTCGGACATTTCCTTCGCGGACTTCCAGAGGCGGATGATTCGAGTATGGTTCATGAGCGTCCTTTGTCAGGCAACACTACAAAACGCATAACCGAAAGTCAAGCATCGCAACGCCCAATGCATAGCGGGAATATGCATAGTGCGGGGGTGCCTGAAAACAAACACGAAATCGCAGAACGTCACGCCAGAGCGAAACGCCTTCGCTGGGCTCGCGCCCATGCGCAATTTTCTACTGCTACGGCGGCGGCCGAAAAACTGCGGCTCAAAGAACAAACCTATTTAGCCCATGAAAACGGTTCACGGGGATTTGTTAAGCACGTCCGGTTTTATTCAGCTAAATTCGGCGTCAATGTTGAATGGTTGTTAACGGGTGAAGGCCAGCCTACAGCCTCAAACAAGATAGAAATCGCAGGCTTTATCGGGGCGGGTCAAAAAATCTTTCCAATAGATGACCATTCACGAGGCGCTGGGCTCGATCCGGTGGATGCGCCTCCAGGCGCCAGCGATCGAGGATTAGTTGCTGTCAAGGTGCGTGGCGATTCGATGTATCCCGCGTATCGCGACGGCGATATCCTTTTCTACGGCGAGCACGAGCCGCCCAAAGAGCTGATCGGCCGAGAGGTTGTCGTGAAACTCGAAACCGACGAAATGTATGTCAAGACCTTAGAGGTCGGGTCCAAGCCCGGATATTTCAGCCTCAACAGCCACAACGCGACCCCGATCCGGGATGTAAAAATCGTCTGGGCCTCTCGCGTCCGATACGTCGCCAAGGCATAAAACCCTGTGAATACTGGCTTTTTAGCCGGTCATAAATTCGTCCATGGATTATGCAAATTGCATTGACAGGTTTCGATGATTATGCGATTTGTAGAGCCATCGCAGGGGCGCAGGAGCCGCCCCCATGGAGAGAACGATGGCGCATACAGTTGAAATCGACCGCGCAGGCGAGTGCGACTTCCGCGTGACATGGATGCAGGGCGCGCAGGCCCCGAAGTCCCGTCTGTTCGATAGCCGCGATGCGGCTGAGAGTTTTGCGAACGCAAAGATGGGCAAGCGTAACGGCTGCGTTATCTCCACGCTCGATATGACGGCCGAACAGCTTGCGGCGCATGAAGCGCGCAAAGCCCGCACGAAAGCATTTCTGGACGGCATCACGATCACGCAGCTTGCCGAGACGGCAACGCCGTGGCGCGACAGCTATGCCTTCGGGCCAAAGGTCTAACCCACCCTCGGAGAGACGAAGATGCCCGCCTCAAGCCCACTCCTCAATCAGCCAACCCGCTCCCGCGCCGAATATCTCCATCAGCGCATGGAATCCGATCAGGCGACTTGCGCGGAAATCCGCGAGTGGCTTGATAGCCCCAAGGAGCCCTTCCCGAGCTACCGCGACCCCGAGCCGGTGTTGAAGGGTCAGGCGGCGGTCAGCACCGCATATCTGAGCGGCCTGGATCGGTTCCACGCGCTGATGCTGGCGAAGCAGGTGGCGTGATGCGCACCCTCTTCAGCTCCATCGTTTCCTTCGGGCTCGCCGCTGCGCTCTTACTTGCGCTGGCCTGTCTCGCGGTGCCGCAATAATGGCGCCCGCTCTCACGGATCGCGTCTACGTCGATGAAATCGACCGGCATGGGACCGTCATCGGCATCGCATCTTCGATGGGCATCCCGCTCTACCGCGTCCGGCTGGACGATGGCTCCGAGGTCAAGTGCCTTGGATACCATTTGATCCCCGCCCGTCCGATGGCGCGGCCGTATCTCCGGCTGGTGGTGAACAACGCCTATCCATTCAACCCGAATGAAGGGAGCGCAGCATGATAGCTCTTCTCAAGCCCGTGAAGGTCGGAATCCTGGCCGGGAATATCGTCGAGTGGAAACAGGCCGTTCTTGTCGGACGCACCATCGAATCCGAGCCCCGCTATGACGTGCGCCTTCCCGACGGCACGCTCCTCGCGGGCATCCCTTACACTTTCGTTAAGGAGGCGGCGTAGTGGGAACCGGACAGCTCTGGCTCGTCAAATACGAGCGCGCCTGTGACCTGTTCGGATCGGGCGAGATTACCGAGCATGAATTTCGGGCGCGGCTGTCGGCTCTCGGATATGCGGAATCCGACATAGACGCGGAAATCGAAGCGGCACACGAAACGGAAAGGAGTTTCACATGAGCGACATGCAAAGCGAATCGATCGCCAAGCTGTCCGAGGCACTGTCGAAGGCGCAGGGCAAGATCAAGGGCGCGGCCAAGGACACGGCTAACCCGTTCTTCAAATCGAAATACGCCGATTTGGCATCGGTTTGGGATGCCTGCCGGGATCAGCTTTCGACCCACGGGCTTTCGGTCATCCAGACGACCGAAGACAGCCCGGATGGCGCGACCGTCGTCACGACGCTTTCCCATTCTTCTGGGGAGTGGATTCGCGGGCGGCTGACGCTGAAGCCGGTCAAGAACGATCCGCAGGGCGTTGGTTCGGCAATCACCTACGCCCGTCGGTATGCACTGGCGGCCATCGTCGGCGTGGCACCGGAAGATGACGACGGCAACGTGGCGTCCGGCAATCAGCCCCGCACCCCCAAGGAGACGTTCTCCGTCAACGACGGAGCGCGGGATGCGCCGTCCAATGCCTGGACGGGACCGCTGAAGAAGATGGCGCTCAAGAACGCCATCACGGCCTTGGTCAAAGACCTCAAGGATTGCACCGATCTTCCCACTGCGCAGGGCGTATGGGCCGACAACAAAGCGATTGTCGATCAGGCTCAGGTGGACCTCCCCGATTGGTATGACCGCCTGGAGGCCGTCCTGATGGATCAGGAAACCGCCCTTTCCAACAACCCGCTTCAAGCGGCTTAGGAGAAAACATGGCCTACGAACCGAAGAACGGCGACGCCGCGATTTTCCCCAACGACAAGCGCGGGAATGAAAAGGCCCCGGACATGCGCGGGTATGTGCTCGCCCACCGGGATCTGAAAGCCGGGGAGAAAGTCGAACTCGCCATGTGGAAGCGCGACGGATCGAACGGCGGTTTCTACTCTGGGAAAATCAGCGATCCGCGCAAGAAGGCGGAGTCGGCCGATGCCCGCGATTCCGACGCCATCCCGTTCTAATGCGCATGTTGGCCCGCCGCACGGCATCCGGTTTCATCCCCGCCGACCATGAAGCGGAGGAGGAGTTTCGCCGGGTGCCGTTGGGACGGGTGGCGTATTTCGAGATCACGACGGCCCGCAATCCCAATCAGCACCGGCTCCTATTTGCGCTCCTCAAAATGCTCGTCAACGCCGGATGTTTCCCGACCACGAAGGCCGCTTTGAAGGCCGTCAAATGGGCCACCGGGCATGTCGAGATCATGGTGATACCGGGAACCGGGGAAGTCATCACCGAGGCCAAGAGCATCAGCTTTGCCAACATGAGCCAAGCCGATTTCGTTCCGTTCTTCGATGCCGCGATCAACGCCGTTTGCGAACGCTGGCTGCCCGGCATTACGAACGAACAGATGCGCAAGGAAATACAGGACATGATCGCATGACCACCCTTTTCCCCTACCTCGAAGCCGCTTTCGCCGCGATTGGATTCGTTGTCGTCGCGTTGATCGTGACGGCATGGATTTGGCCCGATGAGGAACATGGCGATCGGTGGAGGTTTTAATGACAGTCCAGCCCAGCCTTACTGCGATGGACGTGGCGCGTCCGCTTAGGGCACGCGATCGGAAATGGCTCGCAGAGATCAAGGCCGCCACGGACGCTATCGGCTTGGGAATGTATCGGGGCATGACTTACGACTCGCTGCCGTCCGGCCCCGCGCATCGTCTCTGCCATGTGTTCGGCTACATCACGACCTATGAGCCGCATAACTCCGTCCACAAAACGCGATGGGTCATAACCATTGAAGGCCGCGCCGCTCTAAAGGCCCGCACAGGAAAGGGGGAGTAGATGACCGAGACATCAATCAGACTCACGCATGAGAGGCTGCTTGCTCTCCTCCATTACGACCCGGAGACGGGCGTATGGAGATGGCGCATAACGCTGGGCTCGCATGGGCACGCGGGAAGCGAGGCGGGATACATCAAGCGCGGTTCCCATGGCCCCCACTATCGTTATATCGGCGTCAACGGAGAATCTTATCTCGCCCATCGCCTCGCATGGCTCTACATGACCGGCTCTTGGCCGATCGGCCATATCGACCATCGCGACTGCGACGGCCTGAACAACCGCTGGGCGAATCTACGCGAAGCGACGCACTCACAGAATGCCGGGAACAAAGCGCGATTTAAGAACAACACGAGCGGCTTTAAGGGCGTCACCTTCAATAAGGGCTGCCAGAAATTCCAAGCTCAAATCCACTTTAACCGCAAGTTAATCTATCTCGGCCTTTACGACACACCCGAAGCCGCCGCCGCTGCCTACGCAGCAGCGGCCAAACAGCAGTTCGGCGAATTTGCGAGGGTGAAATGACCCCCACAGAAACTCTCGTGCGAGAGGCGCGGGAAGCAGCGATACTGATTCGGCGCGCTGATGGCGACCGCGACGAAATGAACGCGAGCAACCTTCGCGTAAAAGCCACGGTTCTTGTAGCCGATCTCCTCACCCGCCTCGCCGACCACATAGAGGCCGCGCCGACCGAGACGACCGCGCAAGAGTTCGTTGGTGATCCACGGAAATGCGTAGGCTTTCCCACCCCGGCACCGGACGCAGCGGCGCTGCGGGAGCGGGCGGAGAAGGTGGACCGCGAGCTTACGGACGTTCTGAGCGATCCCGACCGCTGGACGCAAACCCATTTGCTCAAGGCCCGCAACCTGATCCGCGACCTCCTCGCCGCCCTCCCCTCGACGGGGACGGGGCCAGACGAAAGGCTGATCGCATGGATCTCTGATTTAGCCTTGCGGGTTGCGTTCGCACTCGACGAAGTCCCCGGCGGCAGCACCTACTTCGATACGTCGCGCATCGAATCAATCAGCGAGGCTCTTGACCAAATCGCGCAGATTGTCGGCGTCGAGGATTTTAAGTGCCAGCCGTCCATAGATGCACTCAAAGCCGCCCTCTCGTCGCCAGAGAAGGGGGAGCGGTGATGCGCTGCATCGTTCAATACTCGGGCGGAGCGGCCAGCGCGCTTTCTGCCCAGTTCGCAGTTGAGGAGTTTGGGCGGGAAAACGTCGTTCTTCTCTTTGCCGACACGCTGATGGAGGACGAGGACCTTTATCGGTTCAACGCCGACGTAGAACGCAAACTTGGCATTAAGATTACTCGTCTTTGCGAAGGTCGGACGCCCTGGGAGGTGTTCTTCTCGGAACGCATGATCGGCAATTCGCGCGCCGATCACTGCTCGCGCATTCTGAAACGCGAGGTCCTTGATGCGTGGCGCATCGCCAATACGACGCCCGAAAACGACGTGATTTTCCTTGGCATGGATGCCAACGAGGAACACCGCCTCAAAGGCGTCCAGGCACGCCTATCACCATGGACCGTTCGCTCCCCATTAATCGAGCGCGGAATCTGGAAGGAGCGCGCCCTGGAGTTGGTGAAGGCGAGCGGGCTTCGTCTATCGCGCTCTTACGACCAAGGTGCGCCGCACGACAACTGCGGCGGGTTCTGCATCAAAGCCGGGCAAGGCCAGTTTGTGCGGCTGCTGGAAACTCGTGCTGCCCGCTACGCGCTACACGAGGGAAAAGAAGAAGCCTTTCGCCGTTTCACCGGCAAAGACGTTTCTATTCTTCGTGACCGGACCGGCGGCAAGACAAAGCCCCTCACGCTACGTCAGCTTCGTGAACGCCACGAGCAACAGCCCAGCCTCATCGACCGGCTCGACATTGGCGGCTGCAATTGCATGGTGCCCCCGGAAGGAGAGAATGCCTGATGGAACACAAAACTTGCCCTCCCTACCCGGTGAGCATCTACGTTGCGGGCGATTTGAGTGACGCGCGCCGCATCTGCCGCGAACACACATTTGCCGTTGGCCTTTGCGTCACGGTCACGCCGACAGAGTTCATCTACACGGGCGGGGCGGAAACCGGTGTCTGTGTCGGGCTCATCAACTACCCGCGCTTCCCCTCTAATGCGGAGTCGCTGTGGGCGACGGCCTGCGGGCTTGGCGATGCGTTGATGCGCGGCCTTTGCCAGCAGTCATACCTCGTTCAGTCGTCCGACCGATGCGAATGGTTCTCGCGACGTGACGCCCTCGCCACCAAGGAGCAGCCATGACGACGTTTAATAGCGCGCTCGGAAAAGCCCTCGCGGATACGTGCGTCCAGCATCCAAAGTGTCGTGTGTCGCCCGCATGGTCCGTCGATTTTCTGCGCGCTCTAGAGGCATCCGGCTTCAAGATCATAGCCCGCGAACCGACTGGCCCCATGGGGTTCCAGCTATGGGCGAATACCAGCGGACCCGATTACGAGGCGGCGGATGCATTTAAAAAAGGTTGGGACGCCGCCCCATCCGTCATCGACCTGCTTGATCAAGGAGCAGCCATGAATACCAACGATGCTGACGTGCTGGCGCGCTGCCCGTTCTGTGGCGGTGAGGCGATCTACGAGGAAGTTGCTGGCGCGAGGCCGGAAACATCGGCGTGGTCCATCGGCTGCGGCGATCCGGATTGCCTTGGCTTTCAGTCGATGGCGCAATTCCCGAGAAAGTGTGAGGCCGCAAAGGCATGGAACACCCGCGCCCTCTCACGCCCGGTGCCGGAGGGGTTCGTGCTGGTGCCGAAAGAGGCAACTTCCGCGCAATTGAAGGCTGGCGACGACTGGTTGCCGGGCGATCTTCCTGGTGATTGGCGTGCGACCACATTGGCTACTATTTACGGCGCCATGATCGCCGCCGCACCACCCCGCCTCGGCGCTGACCGGGAGGGCGGACGGTGAGAAGCGACTGGTTTGACCTCCACACTTGGCCGCGCTGGCTGCGCAGATCGTTCCTATTGACGCTGCCTATCTCCGGTCCGTGTTGGGTCTGCGTAACGATGGCTCTGTGTTTTCTTTGCTGCGTCGCCTTTCTGATCGCGCAGCCGATCATTTGGGGTTGGTCAGCATGGAAAGAGTAGCCATGACGGAGGCGACGTGCTCGACGTGCCGGTTTTGGAAAGAGCCGGTTGTCGAAGGGGTCCGATACGGGGCTGGCGGCAAGATTGCCGATACGGATTTCAGGCGTGGCTGCGTCCGCTTTCCGAAGTGGGAAGTAACGGTG